CCAAAAACCAAAACGGAACGCCATGCCGACATTTGCAAGGAAATCAACGCCTTGTATGCCCGGAAAAATCATGATTATGGGGACAGTTTCCACCAGACCTTCACAGAAGAAGGAATGGCAATGGCCCGGATCAGACTTGGGGACAAGCTGGCCCGGTTCAAAAGCCTGACAAAAAGCGGGGTTCAGGAAGTCAAAGATGAATCCATCCGGGATACCCTTATTGACCTTGCCAACTATGCCATTATGACTGTGCTTGAAATGGATGATCTGAAGATGGAGGGAACCCCCAATGACCGGTAACGAGTACCAGAAAGCCGCATTGAGAACGGCAAGCGGCATGAACTATGAACATCATGGGATGTTGATGAACGGGGCCTTGGGCCTTTGCGGTGAATCCGGGGAAGTAGCTGATATTGTAAAGAAGGCAACTTTCCAAGGCCACCAACTTGATACAGCCCACATTGCTGAAGAACTTGGTGATGTGGCGTGGTATCTGGCTATTTCCGCCAATGCGATTGGATATGATCTTGACACCATTTTTGAAATGAATGTTTCAAAACTTATGAAGCGTTACCCGGAAGGGTTTGATCCTGAAAAGAGCATTCACCGCCCTGAATATGAAAATGGAGGTTCTGAAAAATGAAAATTATTAAGCCTGATGTGGAATTCATCACCCCTATTGATGGGGCCGCAATCTTGAAGCGGCTGGAACAGTGTGGGCGGGTGTGCTATAAGTCTGAAGCCAAGATCACGGACACCAGCGCCCCGGTATTTGTGGCCGGTATCATCAAGCGGGGCCATGAAGCTGTTCTGGAACACTGTTCCTTCACGGTGAAGTTTATCTGTGATCGTGGTGTTTCTCATGAGATCGTGCGCCACCGGCTGGCCGCATATTGTCAGGAATCTACCCGCTATTGCAATTACAGCAAGGATGGGTTTGGGAATGAAATCACGGTGATTGAACCTTGCTTCTTCCACGATCAACATTCGGATCAGGATTGGGAGAACTACCAAAAGTGGGAAGCGGCTATGGCTGATGCTGAAGCGTGGTATATGGAACTTCTTCAGAATGGAGCCACCCCGCAGGAAGCCCGTTCTGTTCTTCCCAACAGCCTGAAAACTGAAGTGGTTATGACGGCCAACATTCGGGAATGGCGGCATTTCCTGAAGTTGCGGTGTTCTCCCGCCGCACACCCGCAGATGCGGGAAGTGGCCTTGATCCTTCTGGAAAAGGTTCATGCCCTTATTCCGGTTTGCTTTGATGATATTTGGGAGGAATACCATGAACAGGGCTGAACGGCGCAAAGCCGCCAAAGCTGGCCTTCCGGTAAAGAAGGAACCGGTGGTAAATATCAAAGCCGCCGATGTTCAGAAGATGAAACAGGACGCTTCCAAAGAAGCCGCTGACAAGGCTTTTCTGTTGATGTTGGGGTTGCCGGTGATGGTGCTTCATGACAAATTCGGATTTGGCCCGGTTCGCTGTGAACGCTTCACCGATGCTGTTCTTGATCTGTATGACAGCTTTGAAAAAGGGTATGTGACCCTTGACGATATTCACGGAGCCTTGAAAGAGGAATGCGGCATTACCATTGAAAGGAAGTGAAGCCGATGCCTAAACCTTGGGAAAATGCTGAAGGCTATAATGATCCTACGGCCTATCACGGCACAAAGAACATCATTCGGGAAGAAGATGAACAGCAGAAGCGGGTGAACACCCTGATCTTCGTCCTGAAGTACATCATCCGTTTGGCTGGCTTTGAACTGCTGAACAGAATTGAAATTCGTGAACGCAAGAGCGGGAGGGAATACCGATGATCAACTTTTATGACCCCAATTTTCAGGGGGTTCATGTGGTTCGTGTAACCTTCATGCAATGGGGCTATATCGGCCATGTGGCTTTCAAAATCGGTGGAAATTGCAAGGGTGCTTCCTTGTTGGACTTCACCTTTCTGGAATATGATGTTCAAGAAGATATTGACCTTTACACTGAAAATGATTGTCAGTTTAGTTTCGATGATGAATATGAAATCTACCGGGCAACGCTGAAAAATGCTAATGGGGATGAATTGGAAGTGGAAGGTGACACCGAGGACTTCAAGGATATGGTGATTGGAATTGAAATTGCTGAAGTGATGCTGGAACCCCGGACAGGTGACACCTAAAATAGTTGTTGGGGTGGTGGGTGGAATGGATGCGGAACAGATGTTTTTGATATATCTGTGACGCTGGAAACCCTTGAAAACAGCGGGATTTATTGATTATAGAACAGATGGAACAGATGCTATATTTCTTAAATATAAAATATAAAAAATATATAAAGAAGTATAACTATATAAGAGAATGCAAAAGTATCTGTTCTATCTGTTCTATTCTCTGAAAATGCTGATAAATCAAGGGTTTTCCAATCCACCTGAACAGAACAGATGTGCAGAAAGGATGTGTTACATAGTGACTGATAAGGAACTTTCCCAACGGGCCAAGGATTATTTTGCCCAAATCAGAAAAACAGATCGCTTGATCAAGCGGCTGACAGATACGGTGTTCACCTTGCGTTCCAGCTTGACTTCCCAAAGCTATGAACTGAACCCTGATAAGGTGCAGACTTCAGGCCCGAAAAACACCCTTGAAGAAACGGTTGCCAAGATTGTTGACCTTGAAGCCGATATTAACCGGCGCATTGATGAACTTGTTGATATGAAACAGGAAGCCTTCACCATGATCAACCGGATTCCTGATCTTGATCAACAAAATATTCTGATCGGGCGCTATATCCAGTTGAAAAAGTGGGAAGATATTGCCCTTGAACTTAACTTTTCAATTCAATGGGTGTATGAACTTCACGGGAAAGGTTTGCTTGCTTTCTCCCAAGCGAACAGCGAGTTTTTCAGGAACAGAGAAAAACAGAGTGCCACCGCTTGAAAACAGAGTTTATTCTATGAGATAATCTATTTATGAAATTGCGCCTATGGGAAACCGGGGCGCTTTTCTTATACCTGACAGAAAGGCGGTGAATACCTTGACCCCAAGACAGCAGAAGTTTTGTGATGAATACCTGATCAGCGGTAATGCCACGGAAGCGGCAATTAAGGCCGGGTATTCCCGCAAGACCGCAAAGCAGACGGGAAGCGAAAACCTTGCAAAACCTGACCTTCGTGCCTATATTGATGAACAGCTTGCCAAAATCCATTCCGCCAAGATCGCTGACGCTGAAGAAGTGATGAAATATCTTACTTCTGTCATGCGGGGTGAGCATACCGAACAGGTTTTGAAGCTGGTTGGTGAAGGCGTTCAGACCGTCACGGATATTGATGTTTCTGCAAAAGAGCGCCTGAAGGCCGCTGAACTGATCGGCAAGCGTTATGGCCTGTTCACTGATAAAGTTGGACTTGAAGGCGCTGTGCCGGTGATCATTACGGGGGATGATCAACTTGAAGATTAACCCCAAGGCAAAGGTGATCCGCCTTCCTGAAGTGGTGGGCAAAGGTTACGCCACCTTCTGGAACTTCAAAGGCCGTTACCGGGTGTGCAAGGGTTCCCGTGCTTCCAAGAAATCCAAAACCACGGCCCTGAACATCATCAAGCGAATGATGGAATACCCGGAAGCCAACACCCTTGTTGTTCGTAAGGTGTTCAGAACCTTGAAAGATTCCTGTTTTACTGAACTGAAATGGGCAATCAACCGGCTTGGGGTTCAGGCATATTGGGAGATCAAGGAAAGCCCCCTTGAAATGACCTATAAGCCAACCGGCCAAAAAATCTATTTCCGGGGCCTTGATGATCCCCTGAAGGTTACTTCCATCACCGTTGAAATTGGTTATCTGTGCTGGTGCTGGATTGAGGAAGCATACGAAATCATGAATGAATCTGATTTTGATATGCTTGATGAATCCATCCGTGGTGCTATTCCACCGGAAACCGGCCTGTTCAAGCAAATCACGCTGACCTTCAACCCGTGGAATGAAAAACACTGGATCAGGAAACGGTTTTTCGGTGAGATTACCGGCAAGGATGCCCAAGGGAATCCCACATACAAATTCCATGATAGTTGGACTTCCCCGGATGGTCAGATTTTCGCCACAACCACCAATTACCTGTGTAATGAATGGCTGGATGCGTCTGACCTGAAGGTTTTTGAAAACATGAAGGCAAACAACCCCCGGCGCTACAAAGTGGCTGGCCTTGGGGGTTGGGGTATTGTGGATGGCCTGATTTATGAGAAATGGCGAGAAGAAACCTTTGACATTCAGGCTATTTCCAAGAAGCCCGATGTGAAAAGTTATTTTGGCCTTGACTTTGGTTATACCAATGACTCAACGGCCCTGTTCTGTGGGCTGGTGAGCCAAAAGGAAAGAACCATTTGGGTTTTTGATGAACTGTATGAAAAGGCCCTGACCAACCGGGCAATCTGTGAGCGGGTAACCGCCATGGGTTACGCCAAGGAACGGATCAAGGCCGATTGTGCAGAGCCGAAAAGCATTGATGAATTGCGGGAAGCTGGCCTGTACCATGTAAGAGCCGCCCGGAAGGGCAAGGACAGCGTGAACAATGGCATTCAGTATATTCAGGATTACACGATCATCATTCACCCCCGGTGTGTGAATTTCATCACTGAAATTTCAAACTACACTTGGGATGAAGATAAATTTGGGGCCAAGATCAATGTTCCCATTGATGATTTCAATCACCTGATGGATGCCATGCGCTATGCGCTGGAAGATGTTCTGGTTGGCCCCGCTTTCAGCTTTGATTAACACATTAGTAACAAAAGGCCCTGAAAACCGTGTGTTTTCGGGGTTCTGCTTTTATTGAGCAATAGAAAGGGGCGTTTCCAATGAAGAAAATGCTTCGTGTGGTTTCGGTGTTGGGAACGCCATACACGATTTTTGAAGGAACCACCATTGACTTTCCTGATCTGTCTGATTGTGATGGGTATTGTGATACTACCATCAAAAGGATTGTGGTTTCTGATATGTCGGAAGCTGAAGGAAGGCCCGGAGCCAAGGCGGATTTGAACCACTATAAACGGAAGGTGATCCGCCATGAACTGATTCACGCAATTTTGTTTGAATCTGGCCTGTCAAACAATTCTTGGGCCGAAAATGAAGAACTGGTGGATTGGATAGCCATTCAGTTTCCAAAGCTGGAAGCCTTGTTTCAGCAAGCCGGGTGTAATGAACTTTTGAAGGAAGGTGCTTGATCTTGATGCCTATTTATACTGAAACAGACCGGATCAACCGCCTGATCCTTCAGGGCGGACGAACCGGCATGACGGAACTTCAGTTTTTCGCCGCTGAAATCAAAGAATGGAAAGACAGCCCCCGCCGAAAGGATCAGCTTACCGGTGATCTGTACTATGTCGGGAAGCATGACATTCTTCACCGCCAAAGAACCATCATTGGGGCTGATGGGAAACTTCAGGTTGTTCAGAATCTTCCGAACAACCGGATTGTGAATAACCAATATGCCTTGATGGTGGATCAGAAAACCAACTATCTTGTGGGCAAGCCATTCACCATGAACTGTGAAAACAAAACCTATGTGGATTTGCTTTCCAAAGTGTTCAACCGGCGTTTTCAGCGCCTTTTGAAGTATGTGTGTGAAGATTCTCTGAATGGTGGTATTGGATGGCTATACCCTTATTATGACGATAAGGGGCGGTTGGCGTTCAAACATTATCCCGCCTATGACATTCTTCCTTTTTGGAAGGATGATGATCACACAATCCTTGATTGTGCGATTCGGTTGTACCCCCAAGAGGTTTGGAACGGGTATCAGAAAGAAATTGTTGAAAAGGTTGAAATCTTCAAATCTGATGGCCTTTGGCGTTACATCTATCAAAATGATATGTTGACCCCGGATGTGGATGCCGGGGAACATGAAAACTATTTTGCTGTGGTGGATGGTGAAGGTTCAGTTGAAGAATACAACTGGACTGAAATTCCCCTGATCCCGTTCAAGTACAACAAGCAGGAACTTCCCCTGATCAATCGGGTAAAGACCCTTCAGGACGGAATTAACACCATGCTTTCCGACTTTGAAAACAATATGCAAGAGGATGCACGGAACACCATTCTGATTCTGAAGAACTATGACGGTCAGGATTTGGGCGAATTCCGCAGAAACCTTTCCACATTCGGGGCCGTGAAAGTGCGTGATGATGGCGGGGTTGAAACCCTTCAGGTTGAAATCAACGCTGAAAATTATAAAAGCGTTCTGGATTTGCTGAAAAAATCCCTGATTGAAAATGCCCGTGGCTATGATGCCAAGGATGATCGCCTTTCCGGGAATCCAAACCAGATGAACATTCAATCTATGTATTCTGACATTGATTTGGATGCAAATGGTATGGAAACGGAATTTCAGGCCGCTTTTGAACAGTTGCTTTGGTTCATCAATCAGGATTTCAGCAACCGTGGCTTGGGTGACTTTGAAAATGAAGAAATCCAGATCATTTTTGACCGGGATATTCTGATCAATGAATCTGAAGCCATTGAAAACTGTTCCAAATCTGTTGGTATTCTGTCTGATGAAACGATTGTGGAACAGCACCCGTGGACAAAGGATGTTGAAATGGAATTGGCCCGGTTGAAGAAGGAAAAGGAAGAAGCCATGGAACAGGCCCAAGAATATTCCGGGGCTTTCAGAACCGGGGCAAATCAGAATAAGGAAACGGGCGGGGATGAATAAGCCCCGCCCTTCCTATATGCCGGGGCAATAACGGGGTGGGCCGGGGTTCACCTCCTTACCCGGTCAAGGGTGCAATTCCCTTCCCCGGCACCTTTTATGGCGTGTTGGTCAAGCGGTTAAGACACCGCCCTTTCACGGCGGTAACATGGGTTCGACCCCCGTACACGCCACCAAGGCCACAAAGGAAGGAACCAAAATTCAGCAAGGCGAAAGCCCCTATGAAGAAACAGCGTGGCCTTCTATGCCGGGTTGGTGAAACAGGCAGACACAGCGGGTTCAAAACCCGCCGCCTTCAAAAGCGTATGGGTTCAAATCCCATACCCGGCACCACAATTCAGGAAAGGGGGATCAGCCCAACATGAAAAATGCTGACTATTGGCGGGGCCGGTTCTCCATCTTGGAAGAAAGCGCCCATCAGGAAGCAGATCAGTACATTCAGAGCCTTGAAGAAATGTTCATGGATGCCCAACGGACTGTTCAAGCTGATATTGAACGCTGGTATGGGCGCTTTGCTTCCAATAACGGGATCAGCCTGACGGAAGCCCGGAAGATGCTGACCACCGGACAGCTTGAAGAATTTCGCTGGACGGTTGATCAGTATATCAAGATCGGGCAACAGGTCAATCTTTCCGCTGAATGGCTGAAGAAGCTGGAAAATGCTTCTGCAAAATTCCATGTTTCCCGGCTGGAAGCCATTCAGACGCAGATTCAACAGCAGATTGAACTTCTGTATGGAAATCAGCTTGACGGGCTGGATTCTCTGTTGAAGAAGATCGCCGGTGATGGCTACACCCAAAGCGCCTTTGCCATTCAAAAGGGCATTGGCCTTGGATGGGATATAACCGCCCTGAATCAGAAGAAACTTGAAACTTTACTTTCAAAGCCTTGGACAACGGACGGAAGAACCTTCAGTGATCGCATTTGGAGCAAGAAAAAGGAACTGGTGGGAAGTGTTCAAAAGGAATTGACACAGGGCCTTTTGCGTGGGGACAGCCCACAGAAGATCACGGATGCCATTAAGAACCGGTTCAATGTGTCCCGCTATCAGGCGGGGCGGCTGGTTCATACTGAAACCACCTATTTCAACGCCATTTCCACAAAGCAAGCCTATCAGGATTTGGGGGTTGAAAAAATTGAAATCTTGGAAACGCTGGATTCCCATACTTGCGAGATTTGCCAACCCCTTGATGGAACGGTGATCCCGCTGGCCCAATATGAACCCGGCGTAACTGTACCCCCGTTCCACCCAAATTGCCGGGGAACCACTTGCCCCCATTTTGCAGATATGGACGGCGAAAGAGCCGCCCGGAATGCTGAAGGGAAAGTTTACTATGTCCCGGCCAATATGACATATACCCAATGGAAAAAGGCTTTTGTGGACGGTGGTTCCAAAGATGGTTTGACGGTTGCCACTGTTGCTGGTGTTCTGAAACGGGTTCGGGATTATGAAAGCGAATTCGGAAAGAAATTTGGAAAAGATCATTATGATCAAATCAGGGATCGTGTAGACGCTTGTGAAAATCCGAACCTTCAGAAAGTGTGGGACGCTTATGAAGGCAAGATCAAGGTTGCTGATCCGCATTACAACGGCGGCGCATACTGTTCCGGGAACAATATCTATGTTGGTATTAACAAAGATGCCAAGGGACGGAAATATTTTTCCCCGTATTCCACCACCTTCCATGAAAGCGGCCATGCCATTGATGGACTTGCGGCCCAGCTTGGAAGCCCGAATGGGCAATGGCATTTTTCTTCCACCTATAAAGATGGGCTTTTCCCCAAGACTATCAAAGAAGAAGTTGATGATTGGGTAAAATCCATTCTTTCTGATATGAAGGCCCATAAAAGCGATTTTCAGTATTGGGTGGATAAAGGGTGGATCACACAAGGTTGGGCGGATTATTACGCTTCCCAAGCTAACTTCAAACCTCTAAAATCCATGGCCTTCCAAGCTGTGAAACAAGAGATTCAAGGGTTGGAGCCATTGCAGATGTGTGATATTTCTGATATATTGGAAGGTGCCACCCGTGGAAAAATCCAATGTGGTGTTGGACACGGGGGCGGTTCCTACTGGACAAACCGGGCTTACAACGGCATTGATTGGGGCCTTGGAACAGAAGCATTTGCAGAAATGACTTCGGCAACCATGACTTGCCCAGAGAGTTTGGAAACAATCAAGAAATATCTTCCGAAATCTTATGCGCTGTATGAAGAAATGCTTGAAGTGATCGCCAATCAAATCTGAAGGGGGTGTTTTCGTGCCTGAACTGATTGAACAATACGCTGAAAAATTCAATGAGAACTTCCCGTTGTTCGCCCTGATGGGAATGGATGATGAAGAAGTTGAAGCTATTATTCAGGAATGTTTGGATAAGGGAACCCCTTACCGGCCACCTGATTTGGGAGAAAAAGACTTATATTGATGATTGAACCACCCCGGCTTTGGCCGGTGGTGGTTTTTTCATACCATTTTCGCCGTTTCCCGGTGGTGGGCGGTAAACAGAACCGGGGAAATCGTGGTTCCTGACCCACGGTAAAAAAGGATTGCAGAAAGGATGAACACACATGACGAAAGAAAAGCTGATGGAATGGGGCCTGACTGAAGAACAGGCCAACAAGGTAATGGAGGGCCTGAACGGTTCCTTTGTTACCAAAGCCCGCTTCAATGAGATCAACACTGAATTGAGCGCCGCCAAGAAAACCATTGGTGAACGGGATGCCCAGCTTGAAGCATTGAAAAAGGCTTCCGGTGACACCAAAGCCCTTCAGGATCAAATCACCCAGCTTCAGGCCGACAACAAGAAGAAGGATGATGATCATGCCGCCGAGTTGAAGGCCCTGAAGATCGGCAATGCCGTTGAACTGGCCCTGACCGGCGCAAAGGCCAAGAATACCACCGCTGTTAAGGCGCTGTTGGCTGACTTTATCGCAAAGGCTGAATTGGCGGAGGATGGAACCGTTAGGGGCCTTGACGATGAAGTGAAGAAGCTGGTGGAAGGTAAGGACACGGCTTTTCTTTTCGATAAGGCCACCGGCACCAAATTCAAGGGTGCCAAATCCGCTGAAAAGGGTGACGGCGGCGGTGATGGTACTATGACCCTTGAAAAATTCCGAAAGCTGTCCCCCACTGAACGCTATGAATTCTCCGTCAACCATCCTGACGAATACAAAGAACTTTATGGAGGTAATGAGTAATGCCTAATGTCGTGTATGACAACTTCTATCTGTCCAACGAAATTGAAGATCAGTTCAATTCCCATCTTGATCTTCAGCAGTTTTGCACTATCGACAATACCTTGACCGGTACTGCCGGTATGCTTCGCAAGATTCATGTTTACAAGGCCACCAACGGCACCGAAAAGCTGGCAAAGGGTGAAGGCAACACCAAGAGCATTGAAGTGAACTTCACCGAAAAGGAATACCGGATTCTGCTTGCCCAGAACCGCTTCCAGTATTTCGATGAAGAAGCCATGACCGATCCCATGATCGTTCCCACTGGCACCCGCCATGCCGCCACCGATCTGTTCAACACCATGAACGCTGACATTTTCGCAGAGTTCAACAAGGCCACTTTGGAGGTTACCGGCACCGCCTTTGGCTTTGATGTGTTTGTGGATGCGGCGGCAAAGCTGAATTTGGAAAACCTTGAAGGCGTGTCCATTTTCGGCTTCGTTTGCCCTGCTGATATGGCAAAAATCCGCAAGGCCCTGAAGGATGATCTGAAATATGTTGAATCCTTTGCCAAGAATGGCTATGTGGGTACTGTGGGCGGTATCAATCTTTACACCAAGAAAGATGCTGTGGCCGGTACTGTGGTGATCGGCACCAAGGAAGCTGTTACCCTGTTCAACAAGAAGGGTACTGAAGTGGAACAGGCCCGTGACGAAAATATCCGTCAGAATTCCGTTTACAGCCGTAAATATTATGTTGCGGCTTTGACCGATGAAACCAAGGCGGTAAAGATCACGGTTGCCGGGGCCTAATGTAAAGGCGGTGACCCCCGTTGCGTGATGATGTTGTTGCAATGCTTACGGCCCTTGGCGTGACGGGGGCCGATACTGATCCGCTGTTGGATATTTTCTTGATGAATGTTCAACAGCGGATCATGAACAAAATTAACTGTTCCTCTATCCCGGAAGGGCTGGAAGGCGTGGCCGTTTATATGGCCGTGGGTGAATACCTGAACGCAAAAAAGGCTACGGGGCAACTTACAGGGTTTGATCTGGATGCGGCAATCAAGCAAATTCAGGAAGGTGACACCAATACTGTGTTTGCGCTTGGAGAAGGGAGCCTGACACCGGAACAGAGGTTGAATGTGCTGATTGATTATCTGATCAATGGCCGTTCTGATGAACTGTACCGGTTCAGGAAAATGGTATGGTGAACGCCCAGCGCAAGGCCCTTGAACGGCTTTGGAAGGATCGCTGTACCGTCTATCACCGGGTAAAGGTGACAGACCCCAAAACCAAACTTACTGATTTTGATGAAAAGCCGCTTCTTCAGGATCAGCCCTGTAAACTGTCTTTTGAAACCTTAAATTCAACTGATGGTGATCATGTTGCCACGGTTGCCCAATCCGTGAAGCTGTTCATTTCCCCTGATGTTGAAATCCCCGCTGGTTGCAAAATCGTTGTGACCCGTTTCAATGATTTGGAACGAACCTTCACCTATTCCAGAAGCGGTGAACCGGGGATTTTCACCAACCATCAAGAAATCATGTTGGAGCCTTTCAAGGGGTACGCCTGATGGCCCGGTGGGGAAAATGTGATTTCAGAGAACTTGAACAGTTGAACAAACGCCTTGAACGGCTTTCTTCCGTGGATTTTGATGCTTTTTGCCGAAAAATGTCCAATGAGATTGCCGCAAGGCTTTTGGCAAAGGTAAAGAAAAGAACGCCTGTTGGGGTAGTTCCGGGATATGCCACCGATGAAGCAAAGGAAGAATATTGGTCAGGATATGAGGGCGGCACCCTTCGGGACGCTTGGACAATCCTTCCTGTTGAAAAACAGGGTGATCAATACATTGTAACGGTGGTGAATAACACCGAATACGCTTCCTATGTGGAATATGGGCACCGGCAAACACCGGGCCGATATGTCCCGGCCTTGGGTAAGAGCCTGAAGGCAAGCTGGGTGAAAGGGCGCTTCATGCTGACCATTTCCACCCAAGAACTTGAAACCCAAGCCCCTGCATTGTTGCAACAGAAATTGTACCTGTTTTTGAAGGAAGTGTTTTAATGCTGAATGAAATTATCAAAGGAATTTCAATGGCGCTGAACACCGCCTTTGGGGATGGATATGAAATCTATCAAAATGATGTGGAACAGGACTTGAAAGAAGGCTGTTTCTTCATTCAGGTTTTGAAACCCGAACTTTCCCCGCTGTTGGGGCGGCGTTCTATGAAACGGAACCCGTTTGATGTTCTGTATTTTCCAAAGGCCCCCGGAAATAATGCTGAAATGTTCACCGTTGCGGAAACGCTGATGGAGTGTTTGACCCTGATCAGCCTTCCCAACGGTGATCTTTTGCATGGAACCGGGATGAATTATGAAGTGGTGGATGGGGTTCTTCATTTCATGGTGAACTTCAACTTGCCGCTGATTCGGCCCTATGATGAAACCTATATGGAAACCTTGGAAACCGATGTTGGAACGGTGGGAGGGGGTTAAAAATGGCTACCAGCACCAAAACGAAAAAGCCCAAGGCAACAGAAGCGGCCCCGCCCGTTTCCAAGGCCCCGGCTTTTCCCAAGGAAAGAGTTTTGACTTTCCAGAGATACGCCAAACGGCGTGATCTTCTGTCCACCTTGCTGAAGGATGGGCAGGAATACACCCATGATCAGGTTCAAAGCCTGATTGAAAACTTTATGAAAGGCAAGGTGAAGTAATATGGCCCTTGGCGGCGGTACTTTTCTGACGCAGAATAAAATTCTGCCCGGTGCTTACATCAACTTCATTTCCGTTGCGAATGCAAGCGCCACCCTGTCTGATCGTGGCATTGCTACGATCCCCCTTGACATGAATTGGGGGCCTGAAAATCAGGTTATGACCGTGGAACTGGCTGACTTCCTGAAGAACAGTCAGAAGATTTTCGGTTATGCCTATACTGCGGATGAACTGAAGCCCATGCGTGAGATTTTCAAACACGCAAAGACGGTGTATTTCTTCCGCCTGAACGCTTCCGGTGTGAAAGCGGCCAACACCTTCTGTACGGCCAAATACCCCGGAACCCGTGGTAACAGCTTGCGGACTGTGATCACGGAAAATGAGAACAGCACCAGTGAAGCCAAACTGTATGATGTGGCAACCTACCTTGACACGGTTCAGGTTGATCTTCAGACCGGTGTTGCTTCTCTGGCCGATCTGAAGCCCAATGATTATGTGGACTGGATCACCGGCGCAAGCATTTCCCTTACGGCTTCCCTTCCTCTGAAGAACGGCACCGATGGCACCGTTGAGGATGCGGCCTATCAGACCTATCTTGACAAGATGGAAGCCTATAACTTCAATGCTATGGGTTGCCCGTCCAACAAATCCACTATTTCCGCCCTGTTCGCCGCTTTCTGTGAGCGTATGCGGGATGATGTGGGTAAGAAGTTTCAGGTGGTTTGCTTCCGCAATCTGGCCGATTATGAAGGCGTGGTGAGCGTCAAGAACACCATTGCCGGTGAAACCGATGATCCCGCCCTAATTCCTTGGGTTACCGGCGTGATTGCTGGAACCGCTGTGAACAAGAGCGCAACCAACATGGATTATGATGGTGAATATGCCATTGATACCGATTACACCCAGACCGAACTGGAAAACGGTATCAAGGAAGGTTCCTTCATGTTCCATCAGGTGGATGAAAAGGTTGTTGTTCTGGAGGACATCAACACTTTCATTTCCGTTACGGATGTGAAATCCAGCGACTTTTCCAGCAACCAGACCATCCGGGTTTTGGATCAGATCGCCAATGACATTGCGGTTTTGTTCGGTAAGAAGTACATCGGCAAGGTTCCCAATGATGCTTCTGGCCGGGTGAGCCTGTGGAACGATATTGTGAAGCACCACACCGAACTTCAGAATATTCGGGCCATTGAGAATTTCAGCGGCGATAATGTGACCGTGGCGCAGGGCGATACCAAAAAGGCGGTTGTGGTGACGGACTATGTTACCCCCGTCAACGCTATGGCACAGCTTTACATGACTGTCTATGTGCAGTAAGAAAGGGGTGTAAATCGGTATGAATACGGTAATGAGTGCGAAAGATACCGTTTCCGCTTCTCTTGCGGAATGCTTTGTGACCATCGGTGATCGCCGCTTGAACTTCATGCAGGCAATCAACCTTGAAGCCAAGTTTGAGAAGAACAAAACGGAAGTGCCTATTTTGGGCAAGACCGGCAAAGGCAATAAGGCCACCGGCTGGAAGGGTACGGGTTCCGCCACCTTCCACTACAACACTTCCATCTTCCGGGAAATGCTGAAGCAGTACAAGGACACCGGCGAGGATGTTTACTTTGACATTCAGGTGACCAATGAAGATCCCACTTCTTCTGTTGGCCGTCAGACGGTGATCCTGAAGGATTGCAATGTGGATGGTGGTATCCTTGCCAAGTTTGACGCTGATGCGGAATACTTGGATGAAGATATGGATTTCACCTTTGAAGATTTCGATATGCCCGAAACCTTCGCCATGCTTGCCGGGATGGAGTAAGACCGCTACCCCGGCCCTGATTTGGGGCCGGGGTTTTCTTTTTACAAAAAATAGGAGGAACTTTTATGAATCTGTCTGCTTTTCTGGCTGAAAATGCCATTGCCGTTGAGAATGTGAAATTTGCCGCTTCCAAGCGGTTCATGGGCGAGGACAACAAGCCCATTCTGTGGGAGATCAAGACTATTACCGGCACCGAGGATGAAGCCCTTCGGAAAGCGTGTGCCAAGCGGGTTCCTATCCCCGGCAAGAAGAACCAGTATCAGAAGGAAACTGACTATGATCAGTACCTTGGCAAACTGGCCGTTGCCTGTACGGTTTTCCCCGATCTGAACAACAAGGAACTTCAGGACAGCTATCATGTTATGGGCGCTGAAGCCCTTCTGAAAACCATGCTGACCCCCGGCGAATATGCCGATTATGTGCAGAAGGTTCAGGAGGTTTGCGGCTTTGATACCACCCTTCAGGACGAGGTGGACGAGGCAAAAAACTAATCAATGAAGGTGATGGTGAAGCGAATATTGCTTACTATTGCCTTCATGAACTGCATTTGATCCCTTCCGCTTTTCTTGCTTTACCCCGGAAAGAAAGGGCCTTCATCATTGCGGCTATTGAAATCCGGGTTGAAAAGGAAAAGAAAAAGCAGAAGGAAATTGAACGAAAACAGCGCCGGGGGAAGTGATTTCCCCGGCATTCCCTTTGGAAAGGTGGTGATCCCTATTGGCAACGATCCGCACGGCTATTGCCCTGTATGATGGTGTGACTTCCCCGCTTCACAGTATGCAGAAGGCCATGAATATTGTGCTGAATAGTTTTGAAGCCATGCAAAGGGCTTCCAGCAATGCGGTTGATGTTTCGGCAATTCAGGAAGCCCGTGATGAATTGGCAAGAGCGGAAACCGCTTTTGATTCTATCGAACAGAGTATCAGGGATGCCGATAACCAACAGCAGAAATTCAATGGTTCTATCAGGGCCGGTTCTTCCGCCGCCGATGGCCTTTGGAACAAGCTGAAGGGAATTGCGGCCACCGTGGGTGGTATTGCTGGACTGAATAAGGTGCTTGGGGTTTCTGACCAGCTTACAAGCACCAATGCCCGGTTGAACAATGCCATGGTGAATTTTGATGATGGCGGGAGCCTTGAAGAACTGCAAGCAAAGGTAATGGCTTCGGCACAGCGTTCCCGTTCTTATTACATGGACACCGCCGCCGCTGTTGCCAAGTTGGGCATGAACGCCAAGGATGCCTTTGGGAACATGGATGAAGTGATCATGTTTTCCGAACTGGTCAATAAATCCTTCGTGAATGGTGGAGCAAGCGCCCAAGAACAGGCGGCTTCCATGCTTCAGCTTACACAGGCCATGGCTTCCGGTGTTCTTCGTGGTGAGGAATTGAACAGCATTTTTGAAAATGCCCCCGGCATTATTCAAAATATTGCTGATTATCTGGATGTTCCCATTGGTCAAATCAGAACAATGGCTTCTGAAGGGCAGATCAGCGCCGATATTGTCAAGAACGCCATGTTTGCGGCGGCTGATGATATTGAAGAAAAATTCAATAGTATGCCCAAGACTTGGGGCCAAATCTGGACTTCCATGAAGAATAAGGCCCTTTCCATCTTCGCCCCGATCCTGAACAAGCTGAACCAGATCGCCAACAGCACCAAGTTTGAAACCGTGACCAATGGTGTTATCAATGGCCTTGCCGCCATTGCTTCTGTTGCCACATGGGTTCTTGATCTGCTGATCAACGGCGCTTCTTGGGTTGTTGATAATTGGAGTTGGATTTCTCCAATCGTTTTGGGTGTGGCTGGCGCTTATGTGGTTCTTCACGGAGCCATGATCGCCTATAACACCATTCAGGCCATTACAAACGGCCTTGCCGCAATTTCCGCCGCCCGATCTGCTATTAAGGCCGGTGCCACCCTTGCGGAAGCGGCGGCAACCACCACGGCCACCGGCGCACAGGTGGGGTTGAATGCCGCTTTGCTGGCCTGTCCCATTACTTGGATCATCATCGGTATCATTGCGCTGATCGCCCTGTTCTATGCGGCTGTGGCGGCGGTGAACAAGTTTGCTGGAACCAGTGTTTCCGCCACCGGCATTATCTGCGGGGTGTTTATGGCGGCGCTGGCCTTTATCGGCAACATCTTCATTGCCCTGTGGAATGTGGCCGCTGAAGTGTTTGTTCTGATCTATAACCTTGTGGCTACGGTTGCCAACTTCATTGGAACAGTATTCAATGATCCTGTGGCGGCTGTGGTTCACCTGTTCTTTGATTTGGCTGATACGGTGCTTGGGGTGCTTCAAGCGCTTGCTTCTGCCATTGACGCTATCTTTGGTTCCAACCTTTCCGGGGCGGTTCAGGGATGGCGTGATTCCCTTGGCGGTTGGGTTGATGAAACCTTTGGCAAGGGAACGGAAGTAATGGCGAAAATGAACGCTGATGATCTGAAGCTGGATCGGTTTGAATACGGGGCCGCTTTTGATCTTGGGTACAACTTTGGTGAAGGCATTGACAGCAAGGTTTCTGGCCTGTTTGATGGTTCCCTGATGGATTCCATGGGAGCCTTTGACCTTGGCAACACCCTTGATGGTATCTATGGCAACACCGGCGATACGGCCAACAATACAGCGGCCACCGCTGATGCTTTGGATATTACGGAAGAAGATTTGTCCTATTTGCGTGATATTGCAGAGCGTGAAGCAATCAACCGGTTCACCACCGCTGAAATCAAGGTTGAACAGAACAACACCAATTACATTGACAAGGAAACTGATCTGGATGGGATCATGGATGCTTGGGCCAATGACTTTGCTGAAAAGCTGGATGTTTCTGAAGAAGGGGTGCATGAGTAATGGCATACAAAATGTATCTTGCGGGTGTGCTTATGCCCATCACCCCTTCCAAGGTGACAGTGAAGATCAATAACCAGAACAAAACCATGACCCTGATCAACGGGGAAGAAATCAACATTTTGAAGGCCGCTGGCCTTTCTGATGTGTCCTTTGAACTGTTGCTTCCCCAAGTTTCCTATCCGTTCACCAACGGCGGCGCACAATCCGCCAACTATTATCTTTCCTTGTTTGAACGGCTGAAAACCAGCAAGACCCCGTTTCAATGGATTCTGAACCGGCAAAGGCCACGGGGCGGAATGTTCTTCTATACCAACATGACAGTTGGAATGGAAAACTATGAAATTGTGGATGATGCCGGGGCCGGGTTTGATGTGAAAGTGAAGGTGAGCCTGAAGCAATATCGGGCATACGGCACCAAAACCGTTACCATCAAACCCGCCACCACTACAACCGAAACCCCCAAGGCTACGGTTCAGGCGGCACCCCGGCCCACTACCACAGCCCCGAAAGCAACCACCTACACCGTGAAATCTGGTGATTGCCTTTGGAATATCGCCAAGAAATATCTTGGGGACGGTTCCCGATACACTGAAATCTATAATCTGAACAAGGATAAGATCAAAAACCCGAACCTGATTTATACCGGTCAGGTTCTTACTTTGCCTTCCTGAAAGGGGTGATCCCGTTGGCTGTTGAACTTTTCATTCAGCATAATAATACAATTCAATACCCGGTTGTTGAAGAAGGGGCAAAGCTGACTTGGGAGCGCAAAGGAACCCCCGGAAAGTTGGAATTCACGGTGGTAAAATGCCCCGGATTGAACTTTGCTGAAGGTGATCCGGTGAAGCTGACTGTGGATGGAACACCCATGTTCTATGGCTTTGTGTTCAAGAAAAAGCGGGACAAGGGCGGCACCATTGATGTTGTGGCCTATGATCAGTTGCGATACCTGAAGAACAAGGACACCTTGACGGAAGAAGGGCTGAAGGCTTCCGATCTTCTGAAGCGTCTTGCAACTGATTTCCGCTTGAACCTTGGAAGCGTGGAAGATACCGGGTACACCATTGAAACCATCGTGGAGGAAAACCAAACCCTGTTTGATATGATTCAGAATGCCCTTGATGAAACCCTGATGAATACCAAACAGCTTTATGTTCTTTTTGATGATGTTGGAAAGCTGACCATGAAGAACATCAATTCCATGAAGCTGAATCTTCTGATTGATGAAGAAACCGGGGAAAATTTCAACTATGAATCCAGTATTGATGAACAGACCTATAACAAAATCAAACTGGCCTTCAACAATGAAAAGACCGGAAAACGGGAATTGTTCATTGCACAGGACGGGGAGAAAATGAACCAATGGGGTGTTCTTCAGTATTTTGAAGAAATCCAGACCCAAACCGGCGCTTCCGCCAAGGCTGATGCCCTTTTGAAGCTGTATGATCAGAAAACCCGCCGTTTGACGGTCAAAAACGCTTTTGGGGATGTTCGGGTAAGGGCGGGAAGCGCCCTTGTTGTTGCCTTGAACCTTGGCGATATTATCACCAACAATTTCATGGTGGTGGAGAAAGTCACCCATACTTTCAAGGACAATGAACACCGGATGGAACTTGACCTGATCGGGGGTGAATTCATTGCCTAACGCTGTTGAAGTGGTAAAAAAGGCGGCGGTGGAAGCCGTGGAAGCTGGAAAGCCTGTGAATCTCTTGTTTGGGGAAGTTATTTCTGCTTCCCCTCTGAAGATTCAGGTGGATCAAAAAGCAATCTACACTGAAAAAATGTTGGTGCTTACCCGGAATGTCACTGATTATGAAGTTGATATGACGGTTAGCCACCAAACTGTTGTGATCAGCCACGGCCACCCGGTAACGGACACCTACACCGGGGGCGGAACGGCTGAATCCATTGACCACAACCACCCCATCAAAGGCATGAAGAAATTCAAGGTTCACAATGCCCTTGTGGTTGGTGATTGGGTGCTTCTGGCCCGGATGCAGAAGGGCAAAAAATTTGTGGTGCTGGATCGTATCAAAGCGAACCCAGCCCTGAAGGGGGAATGGCTATGATCCCACAGACCGGGGATGATCTGCGACAGGATTTTGTATTTGAAACCCTTCCAAGCAGAACCTTCCGCCTGAACTATGACGCTTTGGCAATCACAGGAACCATTGATGAAATCAAAGCCGTGGAACAGGCGGTGTATTTGATTCTGAACACTGAACGCTATCAATGGCTGATTCATTCTTGGGATTATGGGGTTGAACTTCATGATCTGATCGGGAAAGATGTGGAATTCTGCATTCCCGAAATTGAACGCCGGGTGCGGGAAGCATTGCTTCAGGATGATAGGATCACGGCAGTTGAAAATTTTGAATTTACAGTGAACAAAAAACAAGTGCTGACTACCTTCAAGGTGGTCAGCATTTTTGGTGAAATCAACACAGAAATGGGGGTTGAAATCTGATGTATGAAGCACAAACCTATGAAGCAATCTTGGCCCGAATGCTTCAGAAGGCCCTTTCCATTAACAGCAATCTTGACACCCGTGAAGGTTCGCTGGTGTGGTATGGGGATGCCCCCGCCGCTGTGGAATTGCAAAACCTGTATATTGCCCTTGAAACGGTTCTGAATGAAACCTTTGCTGATACGGCAAGCCGCCCTTACCTGATTTTGAGAGCGGCGGAAAGGGGCCTTTCCCCGCAACCGGCAAGCCCCGCCGTTTTGCAGATGGCAATTACACCAACCACTTTGTTTTTGCCGCTGAACACCCGTTTTTCCATCGGTGAACTGAACTATTATGTTTCGGCAGATCGTGGAAACGGTAATTATGAACTGACCTGTGAAACGGCTGGTGAAGCTGGTAACAACTACACTGGCACGGTCATTCCTATTGAGTATGTGGACGGGCTGGAAACCTGCAAGATCATTTCCATTCTGGTTCCCGGTGAGGATGAAGAAGATACCGAGGTTTTCAGACAGCGTTACCTTGACAGCCTGAACGCCCAACCCTTCGGAGGAAACCGAATTGACTACATCGAAAAAGTAAACGCCATTCCCGGTGTGGGTGGTGTGAAGGTATATCGGGCATGGAACAGCGATTTGAAACCGGCCAACATGATCCCGCCAACCGGAACCGATACATGGATCAACGGCCTTTCCGATGTACCGGAAGCCGTGAAAACTTGGCTTGATACCGTGTATGCCGCCGCCAAGAACAATATGTTCACCGTGGGCGGAACTGTCAAGCTGGTGATCATCAACAGCACCTTTACCGTTCCTTCTGAAACGCTGGTGGATCAGGTTCAGACAGCCGTTGACCCCCTTCAGAATGCCGGTGAAGGTGTTGGCATTGCCCCCATCGGCCATGTGGTGAAGGTGGAAGGTGTGAATGAAGAAACCGTGGATTTGTCCTTTGCCCTGTACTATCAGCGGGGATGGACTTGGGATGATGTTTCCGGTTATGTCACGGAAGCCATTGAAGGCTATTTCAAGGAACTGGCTGAAGGTTGGGCTGATCAGAATGAACCCCTTGTGGTTCGTATCAGCCAAATTGAAAGCCGCCTGTTGGGTATCAACGGTATTTTGGACATTGCCAACACCAAAATCAATGAAGAAGCGGCCAACTATACTTTGGAACTGGATCACATTCCGGTTTTGGGTTCTATCGCCCCAACGGTTATCACAATCAACGCATAAGGGAGGGGTGAAAAGTGGAAAGACAACTGATCAAATACCTTCCCTATGTTGTCCGGGATTATCCTGAATTTCAGGGTATCACCGGAAGCGAACAGCCCGAATTTGAACGGGCTTGGGCTTCTGCTGATGATCTGTTGAATAATCAGTTTATTTCCACCGCTGGAAGCATGGGCCTTTCCCGGTGGGAAAAAATCTTGGGGATCACCCCCAAGGGAACGGACACCCTTGAAGATCGGCGATTCCGTATTATGACCCGGATCAATGAAGAACTTCCGTACACCGTCCCGCAGTTGCGGAACATCCTTGAAACCCTCTGTGGAGCCGGTAACTATTCCGCTGAAGTTGTTGAAGGCACCTATCAGCTTATTGTGAAAATCGGCTTGGCGGCAAAAAACAATTTCAGTGATGTTGAAGCCCTGTTGGATAGGGTTGTTCCACAAAACATGATTGTGAACCTTCTTCAGCTTTATAACACCCATGCTGAACTTGGGCTTCTGACCCATGAACAGCTTGCCGCCTACACCCACAATCAGTTGAGAAACGAGGTTTTGACGAATGGCGAATAAAACAACCAATTATGAACTGGTCAAACCCCTTGCGTCTGAATTTTATGATGTTGAAGTGCAAAACGGAAACATGGATAAAATTGATGCCGGGATGAAGGCCAATGCGGACGGGATCAAGGCCCTTCAGGATGGGCAGAAGGACAAGGCCGATCTGGTGGAAGGCAAGGTTCCCGCTGAACAGCTTCCCGCCATGGACTATGAAGCCGCTGGCACCGCCGCAAGTACGGTGAAAGCCCACAATGAGAATAAAGCCGCCCACCCTTACCTGTTGGAGCAGATCGGAACCTGTGTGACGGCGGCACAGAACGCCCAAACCGCCGCTGATGCGGCCTTGGAAGCTGTGTCCAGTATTGCATTTACCATTGATGTTGTTCCCACCCAAAGCGGCGCATTGACCTATAACGGCCAAGCGCAAAGCCCTTCTTGGAACAGCTATAACCCCGATACCATGACCCTTGGCGGGGTTACTACCGGCACCAATGCAGGAACCTACACGGCCACTTTTACGCCCAAGGACAAGTATAAGTGGAGTGATGGCACCACGGATGCAAAAAGCGTCACATGGACGATTGGAAAGGCTTCTATGGCGGTTCCTTCCCAAAGTGGAACCCTTACCTATACCGGTTCGGCCCAAAGCCCTTCTTGGAGCAACTACGATTCTTCCAAAATGACCCTTGGAGGAACCACCAGCGGAACCAACGCTGGAAGCTACAACGCCACCTTCACGCCCGGTGCAAACTACAAATGGAGTGATGGCGAAACCGGAGCCAAAACGGTTGCTTGGACGATTGGAAAGGCCGCTGGAAGCCTGTCTTTGAACAAGACTTCCATGAGCCTTACCGCCGCCAAGCTGACGGACACCATCACAGTAACACGGGCCGGGGATGGCGCTATTTCCGCCACTTCCAGTGATACCGGTGTTGCCACCGTGAGTGTGTCCGGTACTACGGTAACGGTTACCGCCGTTGCAAAGGGAAGCGCCACAATCACGGTGAAGGTTGCGGCTGGAACCAACTATTCCGCCCCGGCCAATAAGACCTGTTCCGTGGAAATCACCTTGCCCACAAGCACCCTGACTGATAACAGTTGGGCCACCATCCGGGAAGTGAGTAGCGCCGGTAAGGGTGCCAACTATTGGGCCGTTGGTGATATGAAGGCCATTGTGATCAATGGAAAAGTTGGCAATACCACTTTCTCCAACCTTTCCATCAATGTGTTCATTTTGGGCTTCAACCACAACAGCGCCAAGGAAGGAAGCAACCTGATTCACTTCCAGATCGGCAAGATCGGAACCACAGCCGTTGGCCTGTGTGACAGTATGTATAATTCCACTACCAGTAATAGTGGTTACTTCAACTGGAACACCGGCAACACGAACAGCGGTGGTTGGAATGCCTGTACCAAGCGGAAAACCCTGTATGGCAACAGCGGAACGCCTTCCAGCCCGGTTTCCAACAGCCTGATGGCGGCGCTCCCTTCTGATCTGCTGGCCGTGATGCAACCCGTGACAAAGTACACGGATAACACCGCCAACGGTGGTGGTAATGTGGCAAGCTACATCACAGCTACCACGGATTACCTGTTTGATCTTGCTGAATTTGAAGTGTTCGGTTCCAGAAGCTATGCAAATAGCTATGAACAGAACTATCAGCTTCAGTATGATTATTACAAGGCCGGTAACAGTAAGATTGCCTATAATCATTCCGCCGTGTCCACGGCGGTTCGGTGGGGCCTTCGTTCTCCTA